AACGGCAAGAAGTTTTTCAAAAGTATTACACCAAGGGTCTTCCGAAGTTATGCGCCGAAGCCATTCGAGCAAGGGGAAACACATGAACACAGAAGAAATAATCCGCATGGCGCGGGAGGTAGGTATTGAGTTTGATCCGCGATGGGGGACTTGCTACACGGGAAATGTTCAACTTGAACGCTTCGCTGCCTTGGTTGCTGCCGCCGAGCGTAGGGCGTGTGCGGAGGCGTGTGAAGAAGTTGAATCACGAGCCGAAGAACTTTGGGACAAGTTTGCATATCCAGAAGATCAAGGAATGGCAAGCGGTGCAAGACAGTGCGCCACCGCCATACGAGCAAGGGGAAACACATGAACCGCGAGGAAATCATCCGCATGGCGCGGGCGGCGGGGTGCAAACCTTTCAGAAGCCCAGAGCACTGGGACGATGTGCAAGTCTTTGCCACCCCCGATGTTCTTGAACGCTTCGCCTCCCTTGTTGCTGCTGCCGAGCGTGAGGCGTGTGCGAAGGTGTGCCTTGAAGAAGCACCAAGTCTTGATGGGCAGTTGTGCGCCGCCGCCATCAGAGCAAGGGGCGAGCAATGAAATTTAGAAAGAAACCCGTGGTCGTCGAGGCCACACAATGGTTCAAGAACGGTGATCACCCGATGGATTACAGCGAGACGCACGACGGTTTTGCTGGTGGCGAACTGGTCACGTTTTCACCAGAGTACCGCAAGCAGATGCAATGGGAAGGCGACATCGTGCGCTACTACCGCACGCCAGATGTTGACGGTCAAACAGCGTGCAAACACTGCGGAGACATCATGCACAACCACGGCTGGATTGACACGCTGGAAGGCGGCCACATTGTTTGCCCAGGAGACTGGATCATTACTGGCGTTAAAGGCGAACATTACCCATGCAAGCCTGACATCTTTGAAATGACTTATGAAAAAGTTGAAAGCAAGGGGTGAGCGATGACACGAGACGGCATTGATGACTTAATGCGAGACAACGGCATCGTAGTAGTGGGTGAGGCTGTTTACGCTCTTTGTCAAATAGTCGCAGCCAGAGAGCGTGAGGCGTGTGCAAAGGTGTGTGATGAGAAAGTGGACGCTGAATACAAAACAGGAAAGGTTGACCATCACGAGATGGGATGGACGCAAGCATGTGCAATAGCCATTAGAGCAAGAGGTGAGCAATGAAACTCGATTACCCACCAGTAGTAAGACAACTCGCCAACAAAGCGGACATGTACCACTACAAGCATATAACAACCTGGCAAGAGATTGCACAGCGAAAAGTGCCAGACGACTACTTTCAAGAGTTCTTATTTCGCAGAGCTGCTGATGCTATTGCACATGAGTTTACTAAAAAGGTTTACAACCATACCTATATACAACGCTATGAAGCACCTGAAGGTGTTGTCCTAAAACTAGATGCCGTGGCACTAACTTACAGGGAGTTATTAGACCTCTTATATCAAGCATATGCTGAGGGTCAAAGTGATGGCATGAGGCGTAATTTCCAAATTCCATCGGAGATGAATGACATCAGAGCAAGGGGTGAGCAATGAAACGCGAGCTGTATGACTTCACTACACCACCAGCCGTACCCAAAGAAGCTGTGACAACGATGTATTACTTCCCACATCAAACGGCGAGTGGCATGGGGTTACCCTCTCGCGCTCCGGCATACAACGACCCACCCTGCATGGCAGCACACTACGACACCTATGGGAGGTTATTGTTTACACGTTTTATATTTAAGGACGGCACATGGAGGGACGAATGAGTACAACGATGAGTATTCATAAACTTAGAACCAAAGCGAAGGTTGATAGGGGGCAAGCTTGTCTTAAATACATGGAGACTAGAACAACTCCGGTGACGCTCAAGGAATTGGCAAGCAAGCTTGGCGTTACAACCAAGGCCGTATCCAACTCGCTCATGCCGTTGCTTGAAGAAGGTAAGGTGCAGCGCGAACTTATGCTGCGTCAATCTTCTATCTGTAAAAAGTTAGGGTGGGCTTACGGTTACTACGCTACAGAAAGGAAAGACAAGGTAAAGAAAGCCAAAGCACCTAAGTTCCAATTCCACAACCCATTCAATATAGGTGTAGGCCAATGACCGAGAGAAGGAAACGAGGGCCAAATAAAAATCCAACCTTGATACATACCAACATACGATACCCAAGAGAAGTTATTGAGTACTTCATGCACAACGGAGTTGGGTCTTCATGCTACATACGTATGCGTAACGCATTGATTGAATACGTAAAGGAAAGAACTCATGGACACCAAGGAACACAAGGTCAAGAAGAAAGTAACAGAGTTACTGAAGCAGTATGAAATTTATTACTTCTTCCCTGCTACTCATGGCTATGGTCGTTCAGGTGTACCTGACATCATATGTTGTATCCGAGGCTACTTCCTTGCTATCGAGTGCAAGGCAGGAACAAATAAGCCAACCGCTCTACAGCTACGAGAGATAGAACGAATACAGCAAGCGAAGGGTATAGCCTTTGTGATTAACGAAGACAACATCGAAGAACTACACACCACCATCAAAGAGATACTGCGTACATGAGCATACTAACTATAGACTTTGAAACGTACTATGACCGCGAGTTCTCTTTATCCAAGATGACAACGGAAGAGTACATACGCAGCCCTAGCTTTGAGGTGATCGGTGTAGCAGTTAAAGTTGGTGGGGAGGACACTGAATGGTTTACTGGTACGTATGAACAAACAAAGAAGTTTCTACAAGAATTTAACTGGCGCGACTCTCTTGCAATTGCTCACAATGCTATGTTTGATGCCGCTATTCTTACTTGGCATTTTGGTATTAAGCCTCGTGGATGGATTGATACACTCAGTATGGCGAGGGCGATACACGGTACAGAGGTGGGGGGTAGCTTGGCGACGTTGGCGAGGTACTACCAACTCGGGGTCAAAGGCACAGAAGTAGTCAATGCGCTAGGCAAACGCAGACTAGATTTCTCTCAAGAAGAGATTGACAGGTACGGCGAGTACTGCATCAATGACGTTGACCTGACGTACAACTTATCAAAGTGCTTGACCGAAGACTTCCCGCATATGGAGATGCGGCTGATCGACCTGACTATTAAGATGTATTCAGAGCCTGTGCTCGTGCTAGACAAGCCTGTATTAGAAGAACATCTAGTAAACGTCAGAAAGAAAAAAGAAGAGTTGCTCTCTAAGGTTACGGTAGACAGAGCGACACTGATGAGCAACCCTCAGTTCGCAGATACGCTAACAAGCCTTGGCGTTACGCCACCTACAAAGATAAGCCCAACAACGGGTAAAGAGACGCTAGCCTTAGCTAAGAATGACGAAGAGTTTAAGGCGTTGGCCGAACATGAGAACCCTGAAGTACAAGCTCTAGTAGCTGCAAGGCTTGGAACTAAGTCAACCCTAGAAGAGACTAGGACAGAACGCTTTATCGGGATCGCAGAGCGTGGGCGCATGCCCGTGCCACTCAAGTATTACGCAGCACATACAGGCAGATGGGGCGGTGCGGACAACCTTAACCTACAGAACCTACCAAGAAAGTCTTTACTGAAGCATGCGATTCGTGCACCCCAAGGTTACGTGATGATTGATTCAGACTCATCGCAGATCGAAGCGCGAACGCTTGCGTGGTTGGCAGGGCAGTGGGATTTGGTCGATGCCTTCACTCGTGGGGAGGATGTGTATCGGATCATGGCATCTGCCATCTACGGCAAACCTGTGGAAGAAATAACAGACTCCGAACGCTTTGTTGGTAAGACGACAATCCTTGGTGCAGGGTATGGCATGGGGGCTAAGAAGTTCCAAGCTCAGCTTAAGAACTTTGGTGTAACGCTGCCAGAGGCAGAAGCACAGCGCATCATCACGGTATACAGGGAGACTTACCCCCAGATCCCCATGCTGTGGAAAGACTGCCAACGGGCGCTTATCGCAATCATGATGAACCAGATAACTACGATAGGGGTGTTGACTGTCGAGGGCGGTAATGGTGTTGCATTACCTAACGGCTTATACATAAAGTACCCCAACCTGCGGATACATGTTACGCCCGAAGGTAAAGAAGAGTTTGTGTACGATACAAAGAAAGGGAAGGCAGTCATACCCAACCGCATTTACGGCGGGAAGGTAACGGAGAATGTTTGCCAAGCTTTGGCTAGAATCATCATAGGCGAGCAGATGTTACTGATCGCTAGGCGGTATCGTGTAGTGATGACCGTGCATGATGCCATTGCTTGTATAGCACCAAAGGAAGAGGCAGAAGTTGCCAAGGCATTCGTCGAGCAGTGTATGCGGATGCGTCCAGATTGGTGTGACAAGCTACCGTTAAATTGTGAAGCAGGGTATGGGGAAACTTATGGAAGTTGTTGATTTTGTTGATTATTCTGAGAACATGATCAGGACCGAAAAGGTACTTGCACAATTGCATAATCTGTTGCTTAATAGGAAGTTTCAGGAAGCCGCAGAGCTTGGTCCGGTGTTAATTACAGAGGCTCGGTTGCTTGTTCATAGCATCAATATTGCGAACCAAAACAATGAAGCCTATCAGTTGGTCCTACAGCAGCCTAAAAACATTTCAGCAATGTCCACGTAAGTACTATCATCTTAAGATCAAGAAGGATGTACAGGATAAGGGTAGTGAAGCGACGCTGTACGGCAAGGAAGTACACAAAGCAGCCGAGGACTACATCAAAGATGGTGTAGCACTACCCGAACAGTTTGAGTTTATTAAAGGCATGCTTGACTCGCTGAACCGAATCGAAGGTACGAAGCACTGCGAGTATGAGATGGGGTTGCTGAAGAAGGGGGACTCGCTCTCCCCCTGCGGTTTTAATACAAAGGGGTTTTGGTGGAGGGGCATCGCTGACTTGCTAATCGTCAATGAGGAGAAAGGTGTAGCGCATCTCGTTGACTACAAGACAGGTAAGAACGCCAAGTATGCAGACACACAGCAGCTAGATGTGTTGGCAGCGGCAACCTTCATTCATTTCCCAAAGATACATACGATCAAGTCCGCGTTGTTGTTTGTTGTTAGTAACGAGTTCGTACAAAAGAGGCACACCTCCGACATGGTTGACGATTACCTAGCGCCGCAACATCAACAACTCGCTAGGCTTGAAGCAGCTATTGAGAACGATACGTGGAACCCAGTGACTAGTGCACTGTGCCGATTCTGTCCGGTGACTAGCTGTGAACATAACACTAAGGGGAACTAATCATGCCTTACGTTAATAAACCCAGACCGTACAAAAAAGAGTATCAGCAACAATTAGCAAGAGGAGAGAAGGACGAGCGCAGGGTGCGCGAGAGAGCAAGAGATCTGATTGATCGCAACGGTAAAGATGCTAACGGCAACGGTAAAGCTGATGTGCGTGAAGGCAAAGACATTGACCACAAGCGCCCCATCACCAAAGGTGGTGGTAACAGTAGAAGTAATTTACGCATCACAACTGCTAAAGCTAATCGATCATTCAGTCGCAACAGTAACCATACTATAAAGAAGAACGACTAGCATGGAAGTGATCGATAACAGGGCGCTACTAGTAAGGACTAAACATCCTGAACGGATAACAGCAGCCATAGAAAAGAGTAAGGTAGTAGGACAAGAAGATGGTGTGTATGAAGTTGCAGTCAGGTGGGGGTTGAACGAAGCTCAACTGCTTAATCAGTTCATCAAAGGTGTTCCATCCCCCATATCAAAGAAGTACGATTGGCCTGGACAGTTCACGCCCTTCGATCATCAGAAGACTACAGCAGAGTTCTTAACATTAAACCGCAAGGCGTTCTGCTTCAACGAGCAAGGCACAGGCAAGACTGCATCTGTCATCTGGTCTGCTGACTACCTCATGAAGCTTGGGCTTGTGCGTAGGGTGTTGGTTGTATGCCCGCTGTCTATTATGAAGTCAGCATGGCAAGAGGATCTGTTCAAGTTTGCAGTACACCGCACATGCAACGTAGCCTACGGAACCCCCGCGCAAAGAGTTAAGGTAGTGAACAGTTGCGCTGAGTTTGTTATTACAAACTTTGAAGGTGTGGAGATCATCGAAGACGCACTGACTAACGATGGCAAGTTTGATTTGATCGTGATCGACGAAGCTAATGCTTATAAGAACGTCAGCACAAAACGATGGAAAGTCATGAAGCGCGTGTCGGATCGCGCCAAGTGGTTATGGATGTTGACAGGCACACCCGCCGCGCAGTCGCCTGTTGATGCTTACGGATTAGCAAAGCTAGTTAACCCAGACAATACGCCGAAGTTCCTTGGCTCTTTCCGTGACAAGGTTATGCAGAAGGTCACGCAGTTCAAGTGGACACCAAGACCCAACGCAGAAAATGTAGTGCATCAAGTGCTGCAACCAGCAATTAGGTTTGAGAAAAAAGATTGTATCGATCTGCCTGACGTTATGTACGTAGAACGTGAAGCACCGCTCACACCACAGCAGCGCAAGTACTACAAGATCCTCAAAGATCAAATGATGATTTCGGCGGACGGGGAAGATGTTACCTCTGGTAACGCAGCAACAAAACTAAACAAACTGCTACAGATTTCAGGTGGCGCAGTCTATACGGACAATAGAGAAGTTATAGAGTTTGACGTATCCAACAGACTGCAAGTGATCGAAGAAGTTATTGAAGAAGCTAGCCATAAGGTTCTAGTCTTTGTACCTTTTACGCATACCATCGAGCTACTGCAAGCATATCTGACCAAGGCAGGTATTACGTCAGACGTAATCAACGGCGCGGTGTCGGTTAACCGCAGAGCTGCAATCATCAAGAACTTCCAAGACCAGCCTGACCCACGAGTGCTTATCATTCAACCACAGGCAGCATCGCATGGCTTAACGCTAACCGCTGCCAACGTAGTTATATGGTACGCACCTGTGACATCTGTAGAAACCTACCTGCAAGCAAATGCCAGGATTAATAGACCAGGGCAAAAGAATACTATGACTATAGTACATATAGCGGGTAGCCCAGTGGAGCGTAGACTTTATGACATGCTCAAGAACAACATAAGCACCCACTCACGGATCGTCGATCTGTACAGTCAAGAGATGAAAGAAACTTGACAAAGTCAAATTAGTGTTTTATAGTTAGATCACAAAACAACCAAAAGGAGAGTAGCATGGATGAGGGCATCCAAGACCTTGTGTCCCCTGAAGAAAAGCAAGCAGTCCCTGTGGACAAACTTGCAGGCATCTACATCAAGATTCGAGACGCTCGCGCAAAGCTGAAGTCTGACTACGAGGCTCAAGACACCGAGCTTCAAGAACAGATGGATGTGATCGAAGAGCAACTTCTTGAAGCTTGTAAATCAATAGGTGCTGACAGTATCCGCACAGCAGCAGGTACTGTGATTCGTAGTGTGAAGAGTCGGTACTGGACCAACGATTGGGACAGTATGTATAGCTTTGTACGCGAGCATGATGCGTTCGGGTTATTAGAACGGCGTATTCACCAAACCAACATGAAGCAGTTCATTGAAGAAAATCCAAGTTTGCTGCCGATGGGTCTGAACACCGACAGTCGTTACAGCATTGTTGTCCGTCGTAGTAAGTAACCAAGAGGAACCTATGTCAAACGTAACAGTATTTCAACAAGAACTTCCAGACTTCCTTAAGAATGCCGAAGTCGATGAGATGACCAAAGCCCTTGCAGGGGGTACACAAAACCGTCGCATCTCGATCCGTGGTGGTCGCTTCCGTTTAGTTATTAATGGCGAAGAAGTATCTAAGACTGATAAGCCAGAACTCGACATCATCGTTGCTGCCGGACGTAAAGAAAACTCACGTATCTTCTATGCAAAAGCCTACAACCCCAAGGAGATCACACCTCCCGATTGTTGGTCAGATGACGGTATAACCCCACATGCCAAAGCTGAAAACCGTCAGGCTAACACTTGTGCAGACTGCCCCCAGAATATCGCAGGGTCAGGATCAAATGGCACTCGTGCATGTAGATACCAAAAGCGTTTAGCAGTTGTGCTTGCCAATGATCCAACCAATGGGTTGTTTCAGTTGACGCTGCCTTCACAGTCGATCTTTGGTAAAGGCGATATGGATTCGATGGGCTTTGACCAATACGCTAAGTATGTTGCAGGTAACGGCAAGAGCATCAATACAGTCATAACCCGCATGTCCTTCGATGGCGATAGCGATGTGCCTGTGCTTAAGTTCCGTGCAGTAGGTTATGTGAACCGCGAGCAGTATGAGTCGGCACTGGAGGGTGGCAAGTCACCGGAAGCGCAGCGCATGCTGTCGTCTACCGTAGCGCAGATTGATAGCGTCAAGGCACTTCCCAAAGCTCAAGCTGCACCTGCACCCGCTAAAGTTGCCGAACCCGAAGAACCCGTGAAGCGTCCAAACAAAAAGCTTGAACCTGCCGAGGTTGCTGAGAAGAAGCGAGATCTTTCCGCAGTATTAGACGCTTGGGGCGACGATAACTAAAATGGCTATCGGCTACAGTCAGCAGCTTATCAGTGACAACAAAGCCGCAGACAAACGGAAGATTGGAGTCTTACTTGGTAGGGTGTGCATCAAGCACAACATTTCTGTAGCAGACGTAGCAGCGTATTTCGGTGTCAGTAGGCAGACTGTCTACAACTGGTTTAGAGGCACCGAAGTACGCTATCACTACAGAGAATTAATGAGCCGCTTCATTAATAGTTACCAATGACCGCCAGGAGATCCGTGGTATGTCGGCGCTTGAGTTGTTATCTGCGGTGCATGCACCGGATGGGTGGCGCTGTGTTGTAGGCATTAAGAATAAGAAAGTCATCAAGAAATTTGTTGAGTCTGCTGAAGAAGTTGTACAGGCAGGGCAGCAGTTAGTTGACGATGGATTCGATGCCTACTTCGCCTGCGCTACGTTTGAGCAACCAACAACAAGATCAGGAGACAACACAAAAGAGTTTCGTGCTTTATGGTTAGACATAGATTGCGGTGAAGATAAACCTTATGCAGATCAGAGGGAGGGCATAACTGCTCTTAAGAACTTCTGCAAAGAAACTTCATT